TGCGCACCTGCGCAGGCATACTTTTAACGCAGTTTATGCGATAATAAACCTTTACCTCCTCTTTTAATTAAGAGAGTGATTTCAACTTTTGAAATCTGGTAAATGAAAACTCATTTTACAGTCAGCAAATTCAATGAAGACAATTTGAATGTTCTATCTACCCGCTTTTAAGTAGGCTCTAGAATATTCAAAGGATCCGCTAAGTTTATCCTTCAAGACAACTCAATACGAGGGATAAGTGACCCCGGACTTTATAGATTAATAAAAATCCGTTTAAAATGACGTGCACAAGTAATTTAAAAGAAACTTTAATAGTACTTGCCAAGATGCGTTCTCGCAAGTACATAGTATTAGAGACAACTCTTTTATCTTAATCACCAATCTTTTAAACTTGATAATAAAATTTCTATAAATGATACATTGACCGCGGAAGTGATTTTCTTAAAATATAGTTAAGTAAAGAAATAAATATTGAATTGGGAACTCAAGAAATAAAACTTTACACTAGTGTTAGCAGAAAATCATTTCAAATCTATGACATGGCAACGGAAATCGGAATTAAAATAATCTTACAACTACCCGCATTTATGTAGGCTCTTGGGATTAGAACAAACACAATTAGGATTAAGGAAACCAAACAAAACAAAAATGAACAAGTCAAATCAAGAAAATAACGGACCCCTTTCCCACAACGACAACAAATTAACGCAATCACAAAAGGACTATTTGAACACTCATGGAACACGAACGGAAGTAGATCAATTCTTTGAACATTATCATTTTGTAGGAGCTCCTTTCAGTGGATTGTATTCCACTAAGAGGATTAAAACAAGAGATGATCGTGGAAAGAAATTTGTAAAACGATTAAAACAACGACGACAAACGCGCAAGTGGAACGGAAAATCTGAAGAATGGACAGAATTATTTGTGGAACAGCCTGCAGAGGAAGTTCTAAAATTTATTCCGGAAATTGATGAGGAAGAAGAAGAAGCAAGGAGAGTTGAAAGAGTAATACTTGAACGAAGATACGCCCATCTCTTACGAAAAGAGAGATTGGGATGTTATTGGTGTTACAGTAAATCATGGGGATATTGGGGACTTCATGACTCAGGATGGTTAAGTCTATCCTGTAGATCATGTCAACAAGATTTCTATTACATCCCCGGAAATTTGAACTCTTTCAATGGAATGATGTCGTATTGGCAAAATGAACAGCGAAAGGAACTGGAAAAACGTATGAGAGAAGATCCGTTTTTGGAATGGCTCTTGTTAATGGCAGGAGTAGAACCAAATCCAGGACCAGGAGAAAATACGAAAAGAGATTCAAAGCGCCACTTACCAGAACAAAGGACACGAATGGAAAAATTATCAAACAAACACCCGGACATTTTTAAGAAAATTCAAATTCAAGCAGAAAAGACGAGAGTTAGTAAGGCACATCAAAAACAATTCGAACAACAAATGAGAGCATTAAATCCAAAATTACAAGGTTGGGAATTCAAGATCCCAGTTCAACTTAAAGTACAAAATTTTATTGAAGTCTTTGAACAATTTACAAAAACTTTGCCTAAAGAAGTAGGTGTTGCCTTTAAATGGGCAGACATCGGAGCATCAGTCTACGTTTTACTTTTCAATACAGATCCAGCAGCAAAATATTTAGCATGTAGTACTCTTTATAAAGTTTTAGGAATTCAAGCAACGGCAATGGCAGCATTTTCATCATTAATTTATCATGTTCTTAAAGTTCTCGGTTATATCTCAACAGGAGATGAAAGATACCCAAAATTAAATGGGTGGGAGTCGTCTTCTTCAATTGCAGTAATTATGACCCTTATTTTAACAATATTATTTAGGAAACAGCCTTCAAAGAGTAGAGTAGAGAGCGCCATTACAAACCTTAAAGATTTAGCACCCACAACGCGAGGAATGGAATTAGTAGTATCAGTAATAAAAGAAGGAATAAATTATGTCAAATCAATTATGGTAGGACCTGATGAAATAACTAAAGGAATTAATCATGTAACAAATAGAGTAAAATATTATCTTTCAGAAACAGGTCAAACAGCAATTTCAAGAAATTTAGGAGCTTTCACAGAATTAGCAGAATTACAACAAAAAGCAATAGAAATAGATTCATTATTAACAAGTCCAATTGAGAAAAGTGCATTTAGAACAATAACACAACATTTAAATTCTTTATATAGGAAAGCATCTTTAACACCAGTTGCTGGTCATGCGAATAGGAAGAGACCAGTAGTCATTCATTTATGGGGAAAGCCAGGAATTGGAAAAACAAGAATCATCAATTTAATTTCAGCAGACACAATATCAACAATTTTATCATTAGACGGTTATGAGGGAAAAGAACTAGAAGAAAAAGTAAGAGATTTTGCAAAATACGTTTATTTTTCACCAGCAGGCCTTAAGCACGAACAAAATTTTAATTCTCATTATTCACGTATCTATGTATGTGATGATGCCAACCAAGTAAATCCAACGAATAAAACAGATGGAATTGATTTTCCTATAAAATTGATTTCTTTAAATAATAGTCACGATCATATGTTACCAGTAGCAGAACTTGAGCAAAAGAAAGATGCAAGATTTAATTCAGCCTTAGTAATAGCAACCGATAATACACAAGCACCAGATCTATCAAAATCAGTAACTAGTCCAGAAGCATATTATAGGAGATTGGATATTTCTTATGAAATGAGATTGAAGGAGAAGTATTCAAAGGAAGAAGCAACATCAGGAGTAACATTAAAGGTTGTTGATACTAATAAAATTGATCCAAAGAAAATTAATACACACATTTACGAATTTTATGATCCAGTCAAAAGAAAAACTTATTCATATGAAGATTTAGTCAATCAAATTATAGCTCTTTTAGAAAGTGTCCATATGGCACATATACGAGATGTAGATCTTTTTGATGATTATGCCGTTAAGAGAATGCGTAAGATAGAACAATTAAGAAAGAGAAAGGAACAATTAGGAGAGGAAGAAGATCAAATAACATTATTCGACGTCTTTGAAGAGGAAGAAAAGCGCCAAAAGGAGAGAGAAAATAATTCAGAAACAGTAGAAGTAGAAATTCATGAACCATCCCTAGAAACAGAAGATTTAATTAATAAATTTGAACAACAACAATTGGAAATTAAAATGGCAAATAAGAAGATGCAAGAATTATTAGAAGATGAACAAATACGCGAATTAAATGAAGAAGCAGGTTATCAACCACATGAGCCCTACGTTAGAGGAGGAAAAGGAAGAGGACTAAATTTCAAAAGAGGGAAAGCAAAATTTCAAGGACCACCAAATCCGCGTGTTTCATTCTTTGCTCACGAAGATCAAATAACAGTCGAAGAATTAAAGTCAGCACAAAAATCAGAAAAAGAGGAAGGAATGTGGAACGTGCCCTTATGGCTAGCATTAATAGTAATTAAAATTAAAACATGGGAGTGGTTCAGTAGTATCAAAAATCGTTTATTTCCACCTAAAGAATCAGATGCAAGAAAATACACTAAAATGTTAATAATATCATTAGGCATGTTGGCAGCAGCATATGGATTATATAGATTTGCAAGGCGAAAGAAGGAGAAGAAAGAACCAAAGGATAAGAAGAAGAAGAGATTCTTTTGGGAAAAATTCTTGCAAGGATATGGATCAGGCGACGCAAAAGGAAAAGGACCACCATCAAAAACACCACCAAAAGCACCCTTTAAACCATCACGATTACACCGCATTGAAAATGGAGAAGTTTATAAATCAAAGATTGAAGATCTAGCGCTTTACGCAAATTCAGCAACAACACAATTAGCAAATACACCTTCGTATGTAGTACAAAAACTTTTATGTTCAAACGCTTATTTAATTCAAATAATATGGACGACGGAAGAGGGCCATAGAGTAGGAGGGTCTTTGCGTGGGTTCTTCTTAAAAGGATCCACTTTCATTGTAAATAAACATTTAGTATCACTCACAGCAAAAGAATGGAAAACAGCTCATTTTAATTTGTATAATATTTTTGGAAATGTTCTTGGAATTAAGTGTACCGATACCGTGGTTTATGACCTACAGCAGAATGATGAATGTCGTCACGATGTAGTGGCTATAGATTTCGGGAAGAAAGTACGCACTCATGTAGATTTTTGTACATTAATGGGAGG